AATTTGGTATTCAGCTGTGATTTCATGATCTTTATCATCAGTATTAGCGGTCTCCTTACAAAATTCTATCAAATCCTTAGTCGTAGTCTCGCCAGACTTTATGAATTTGAATAGTGCCTTATCCGTTAAAGCCTCCATATTTGAAGTATCTAAAAACTTACTTCCTGTCTTCTTTTCTATCTCCTTACCCTTTAAATCAACAGCATCTTGAAATATAACACAACAAACATCTCTTAAAGTGCATCGGTTACATTCTTTGGTCGTGATGTCATACATCTTACCAAAGCAATCTACATCTGCCATTTCCCTGTATTTTTCTTTATTCAAAGGCGTTAGAAAATCTACATTCTCTAACGCCTTTTTTGATGATTTTCTCATACTACAAAGATACAAAAAATTTTCGTTATAACCAAAATTTATCCATCATTTTTTTCGTGGTGGTATCATCCTGTGCCAACTTTCTAATCTCGTGGTAATGCTTCACAATGTCAAATCCCTCTTTCTCATATATTCTTATCCTATCCCTGCTATGTTTAGATAGGTGCTTTGAATTATGGTCATAGAAATCGTAAACTAATACATCTGAGTTTTTGCCATCGTGTCTCACAGCTCTACCTACTAACTGCTTAATCGTAATGGTAGACTTACCGCCTTGAGCCATAATTAAGACTTCAATATTTGGTATGTTCGCCCCTCGCTTCAATATCATAGAAGTGAACAATACCGAAATCTTACCTTTCTTAAAGTCCTCCAATGCACTTTCCCTATTGGCACTACCACCATGTATTACCGCCATGTCTACATTTGGATTAAACTCTTTAGCTACCCCCTCCATGTAGTATCCATGAGCTGTTTCTATGTAGGATACTACAATATTCTTATCAGAGTGTTTCTGAATTAGCTTTGCCACCATCTCAGCCCTATCTCTATTGAGGTGTAAATTCTTTCTCTTCTCCTCCTCATAGGTTATGAAACCTGCATTCTTAGGGTCACAGAATAAAATATTTACGATAGGATTTTGTGAGTGTCCTGCATCAATTAGCTCTCTATTGCTTACCTTTCCTAATACTAACCCAGATAACCCCACAGCAATCATGTTATTTACCTTTTTAGCCTCCAAAGGCGTTCCAGACACAAAAACCCTCATACCTGCTCCAATGTAGGTTAAAACCTTGCTGTATTCCTTTGCTCCTGCTTCATCACTCTCATCAACAATTAAAACCCTTGTTTCTTTAAGTATTTTCCGAACATTGGCACTATCCTTAGCTCGGTTAAGTAAAGTCTTTACCATGCATATAGTAACCCTCCTAAATTCAACTTTACCGCCTCCTACTTGTCCTATCTCCTCTTTGCCTAATACCTCTTGGAAAAACTCCAAAGCCTGTTTAAAAATGATTGTGCTGGATACCATGAAGATAATACTCTCATCTTTCGGTAGGTTATTCATGATAAGTGCAGCCATTGAGTTTTTACCTGCATTGGTAGCACAATCTAAAATACCTCTTGGAAAATAGAGCTTCTTATTACCTCCATAAGTTATATAATTATTGAGCCTTGAAACCATAGTAACTTGGTAGTCTCGTGCCTCCCAATCTTCTCCATGAATATTACCGATGTAATTATCTATTTCTGGATTAAGTTTTGGCAGCTCCCCTCTTTCATCTTCTATCTCTATGTCTTTTACTCCAAGCTCCTCCAAATAGTTTATAACCTTTGGCAAAAATCCTGTGGCAAACTTTCCCGATGGCGTGATAAAGTATCTCCACCCATCCCATCTTCTACCGCTTTGCATAGCATAATGGTATCCATCTACCTTTACTCTAAGGTATTTTCTCAGCTCATCTATAATGTTAAAGGGTAAAAGATTATCCTTACCCCCTGTTATGACCTTAGTCTCAACATTTCCAACTACCAGCTTCATACTATATAACGCTTATTATTAACTCAAAATCAAACTCTTCTGGCAATATTCCAGATATGATATTTCTCATATCTTTCTGATACAGCCTTGCGGATTTATAGAAAATAAATGACCATATGCTGTATTTAAGAACTATAACCATTGTAGGTCTTTCCTCTCCATAGTATTCGTAAATACTAACAGCTTTAATGTTTTTAAAAGTATCCTCCAAATAGTCTTTAAGCTCCTTAGCACTCTTAACTTTATAAGTCTCTAATACTCCTATACTCTTACTCATTATTATACTTTTTATGAAAATTAACTATACTATTATCTGCACTTTGACTTACTCCTGCAGTGTCTTTTAGATACCTCTCATACCTATTTACCGCCCCCTCTCCATAGAATTGATAGATTTCTGGAACTACATTCATAAATGAAAGTCCCTCAAATTGAGCTACTACCCAATCTTCATAATCAGCTCCAACCTCATCTGCATGATTTCTGGCATAAACTAAATGAGCATATTTGGAAAAATCCCTCTCAATGTCGGTTAGCTCTTCTAATCCTGCATATTCTATCATATACTTCTGCCAATACGCATACATCTGCTTGGTAGCTTCTGGCTTATCATCAGTTAGAACATCAACCTTAAACCTAAATATCTCAAATATTCTCTTCTGGTAGGTCTTATACTTATTCAGAAAGAACTTCTTACCCATTAGATTATACCCTATCTGCAAAAATTCTGTGTAGCCCTCCTGCTTATTGTCTATGTCAAACTCCTCCACAAAGTTTTGAGCCATCTTAGCTACCTCTTTCAACATGATATAATCGGGACTATCTTTTTGTATCAATCGGATAGGTGCTGATGAATATTTGCTCTTAACCGCCATCCTAAAATTCATTAAGCATCTGTTAAACTCTTCAACAGTGGCATTCGGTGTCTCAGCCTCCATAGTCCTAATCAATTTAGTCTTGGTCTTTGCCTTTACATTGATAAACCTCTTGTAGAAGTCTTTAACTCCTTTATCTTTAGCCCTGTTTAATATCTCTTCAACCAACTGCAATGGTGTCATTTTCTTGTTGTAGGGTATCTCTGAAAGAACCTCAACCAACTTACTCTTCTTTATGTGTAAATGCTCTTCTCTATCCATAACTAACTCATAAGAATTTGAACTATCTTCTCAGTGGTTAAAGGCTCAGCCTCCTTGCGAAGTTTCTGTATGGTTTCTTTACCTATCTCATTAACATCTTTACCTCCGCCTACCCCATTAAGATTTAATACATAAATCCGCTCTTTATAGGGCAAAAATTCATTAGCAATCTTAAGTGCCTTATGGTAGAATAGCTCTCCTGTATTATCACTACCTGCATCTGGAATAAATACCAAACTACTACATGTGCTGTCAATATAAATCTTCTTCTGCATCTCGGATAAATTCCATCCTTGTGTAGCAGTGGCAGTCCTACCTATGGTTACAGCATCAGCCCATCCCTCTAATATCTGACACTCATCATAAATGTCAAGGGCATCTTCATTAAATACCAATTCCGATTTACCCACATTAAACTCATCAGTAGGTGGATTTTTGTATCTCAAAAAGTTACCTATGTAGTCCCTGCCAATGTAGTATATCAATTTACCTCTCCTCTTGAATGGTATGATAATGTATCCGAAGAAATCTTTATTCTTATCATCCGCCCTCTTTCTGCAATAGCCTATACCTAACCTATCCATCTCCTCCAAGTCAAATCCTCTACCTAATAAGTATTTTCTGGCTCTTTCTCCCATCATACCACTACCCTCTGAAATAGGTGTATATCCGTATGGTAAACTTACATCTGACTTCTGGACTACCTTTGTTACCTTATCTGATAAAGATAAATCAACAGAAGTATCTGAGCAGTTATTGATTATCTGCTTGGCTTCAAAATACTTTACATCTTCATACTCCATTACAAAGTCAATTATGCTTGACTTATGACCACATACCCAACATTTAACGCAGTTGTATTGAAAATTAACCGCAGCTTTCTTACGCTCTCTCAAGTCTGCACAAAATGGACACTTGAAAACATACCACCCTCTTGTATCTGCTGTAATGGAAAAATTATTTGAAAAATATGTAAATGCTTTACCCCTGTTTATCATAGCCTACTTAAATAAATTCTCCTTTAACTTATCCAACGCCTGTTGTTGTTTAGCCTCTGAACTATACTTATTCTTCCAAACTTTCAGTATACCCTTACGGCTTGGCGTGTATCTAATCCTAATGTTTTCTGGAAAATACTTACCACCAAACTTAGTGGATACATGAGCTGGTATTACCTCAGCTCCGAATTTTCCAATATTGTGCAAAGTAACTGAACCTTGCTCTAACAATTTAGTCTGAAAGCACTGAGTGAATAATTTTAAAAACGCTCTGGTGTCTTCATCCTCGTAACCTTTTGCCCTAAAAAAGTCCAAAAAGTATTTAGTGTCTCCGTTATTCATCTTGTAAGTCTTTATCTTCTATTTTTCTACGCTCAGAAGCCCTCATCTTTCTCCTATCTCCTTTACTCTTTATCTTTCCTGTGTCATCTACATCTGAGTTAGCGTATTTATGCCCAATCTTATCATACCACTCATCGTAAGTAGTCTCTTCCAAAGTCATTCTACCCTCATCAACTTTCATATAGGCGGCAGCTCCAGAATGTTGAGCTACACCATCTCTCTGAACTACTGGTGTTATTCTTAAAAATCCAGCCTCTCTTTCCTCTTCAGTCCCACACAAAGCGAAAGCAGCGTGAGCATTGGCAGCTTTCCCAAAGTCTTCTGCAAAATCCGAAGCCTTTATGATGAGCTTATTTACGGCATCTCTGGAAACCTGTGAAAGGCTTATCCCAATACAGCCCCACTTCTTAAGCAGTCGTATGGCATCAAAGTAAACAGCCTGTATCTGAAGCCTCTTCTCTTTAATTCGGTAATCTATCGGCTGAAATAAGTCTAAATAGTCAAAACAAATAACCTTAGGTGTCCACCCTACAGTGTCCCTAAGCTCTTGTAGTCTCTCATCAATGTCGTTGATATTCTTTGTATGAGCTGGGTAAAAGTCTGCTAAAAAGTCTCCTCCTCTGAGTTTATACTTATTAACCATGTTTTTAAGAATATCCTCCTCTTCTCCGCTGACTAACTCGGAATAGGTAGCTCCCAACATGGATTGTTTCATTCTATCCTTAATCCTCCTTTCTCCATTCTCGCAGTCTGCATAGTAAACATTATAACCATCTTGAACATAGCCCTTAGCTACATTCAATAAAGTTCCTGTTTTGAAAGACTTAGGTGCACCCATAAAGATAATCAGCTGAGGGCTAAAAAATCCTCCCACTGATGTCATCCTATTCAAACCTTTGAGGTATGTAGGTATACCCTGCACTAACTCATAATCAGAAGCTTTATGGTCTGCTAATAAGAAAGTCCCTTTGTTGTCTACCTCATCTAAATCGGTATCCCCAACACTTTTTATCTTTCTAAATTTCGTGTAAAGTTCGTTAATTGTTTCTGGCGTAGCATCTTTAATCTTGGATGAATAATCCAAAAATAAGCTTTGCGTAAGCTTCTTTTGGTATTCAGTCAATACCGCCTCTCTAATCTGTTGTGTATTAGTCTTAACAGGCACATAAGCACTCTTGATAGTATCCTCAATGAGCTTAATCGTATCTGCATCAAACTTTTCAGATTTCTTTTGTAATTCTGTATCGTAAAATTGAAGTAAGTTTGCCAATGAGGGTAAGCCGTTATACTTCTTAACAAACCCCTGCAACAGCCCAAAAACAATCTGATTGTTGATTAGGTCAAATGCTTCTGGTTCTAATACCTCAATATATTTTTTAGCCTCTTTTGTCTGGCAGAGCCACCTCAGTAACTCCTCTTGAAATTCTGCTCTCATAATCCCTGTATTCTAATCCCTGTCAATCTTGCAAAAATAAAAAGAGAGTGGGTTGATTACAGGGTTAAAATCAACTTATTGGAGCTACCAACAAGCCCCACCCCCTCTGATTTAATATTTAAAAATGAAATTTTGGAACATTGAAAAATGCTGTCCTACATCTTTCAACGGCACAAAGATACAAAAATTTTCTGGTCTACCAAATTTTTAACAAACTTTTTCCATAAAAATTTCACTTTTCCGATTTTCGGATGTTTTTTCCGATTTGTAGAAAACCTTTCCGATTATCAGCAGAAACTTCCGATTTTCGGAAAAATATACCCCAAATGGAAAATAGAGACCGACCAGACACTCATACTACCCTCTCTCGCTAACAGAAACCTATCAAATTTCAATTCAAATCAGTTTCTGGACTATTTCCCTATGCCTTACATTTATCCTGTCTAAAAAGTGCCTTTCTGTGTTTCGGTTACAATCTTATCAGCTTTCGCTCTATTTTCTCTCGGTCTATCTCTTGCTCCTTTCGCAATTTTTCCTATTGCAGTCTTTTCCCTTGTCCCTGTTGAAATCAATTTCAATTTTGCAAGTATTAAAGTCTTTAAAAAGGGAAAAAAGAATATTTTGATTTTTTTCCCTAATATTACCCCCTTAGGGGGGAATAATATTAGGGGAAAAAAAATCAATAGAATTTTGAAGAAAAATGAGAGATTTCGTTCATTCTGGTTCTGAAAGGTCTGTAAAGTCTGTAAAATTCTTAACATATTGAAAAACAATGGTTTAGGTTATTTTTCAGTATTTTAGAAGAGCTTTTTCAGTTTTCAAAGTACTCATACCATGAGGACTATAACGGATAGTACTCATACCATGAGGACTATAACGGATAGTACTCATACCATGAGGACTATAACTCAGTTTTGAAAGTCAAATTTTCAAAGATTTTTTCATTTGTGAAGATAATCAAGGGTGAAAATTTGAAATCTGAGGTATCCAAAATGGCTAAAACTTTTACATCAATTTCTCCATTTTCAGTTTTAAGTTTTGCATCATGAAGTGATAAATTATTTTCAGTGGGTTGCTGAAGTATATTCATAATGTCAAAATAAGGCTTTAAATCATCCATATTTTAAATCTTTTTAGTTCCTGCGTATGAAAGGCTACCAAAACCTTTTTTGTAGCTAAAAACATCGTTTCTGGCATCGTAGAGTATATAAGCCCATACTTCTTGTGCATTATCTCCTATACCCTCTAAGGTTAGAGTAGATGTTTTAAGCCATTTAGCGTAAATATCCCAATGAGGTGGGTGGTCTTCTCTCAGCTCTTTTAGTAAGTCATACTCAATAGTTCCATTACTAAATGTAGCTTCTTTGTATGGTAGTGATGGAAAATCTAAGAATTTAGAAATAAATAAGTTATGGGTTATTCCCACTTGAATAAAGTCAAAAGCATGTGTTTTAGTCAGTCTACCATCGTAAGCTTCTACCCATTTTTTCAGCTTTACTTTCACTCTCAGTTTAGAGGGTAAAAATCGGATGATGAGGTTCTGGAAAGGTATTGCATACTTCTGGACTTCTTCTGAGTTAAAGAATTTAGATAGAATAGCTTTGGAAAGGTTTAAAGGTTGGCTACCCGTATAACCCCAATTATAGTCATTACCCTCCAATAGTTCCCCATCTACCCAAACATGTCTTGTAACTCCTTGCCCTACAATCTCAATTTCATTCGGTATCATAACAATCTGTATTTTTAAGATTAAAAGCTCAACTATAATATGCATATATGCTATTATAGTTGGGCATGATTAAATATAATAAAAAGTCTCACTACAAATGTAATGAGACTTTTATCAATCTTACAAGATGTTTAAGAAAGAATTTCAATAATTGTTTAGGCTGTTAAATAAATACAATGCAAATATAGCATTATTTTTAATATTTACAAACTTTTTAACATCTCAATTAGCTCTGGCTGAGGATGACAATCATTCTTGTCTGGTCTATAACTTGAATGTGTCCAAATCCCATGAGTGCCTCTAACTGCTTGAGCGTTAAACTCAAACATATTTGCGTTATACTCTTTAGGGATACCCCACTTAGCTATAAGATGTTGCAGCAACTCTTTCAAAGCCTTTATCTGAGCTGGTGTATACTTCTCAAAGTATTTGAAACCTCTATAAGGCGTTGGATACTCAATAACATTCTCCTTAGGCACTTCTGCACCTGTGTAAGAATAAAACTTTTCTCCTCTCTTGACTAACCCACCCCAACTATCTAACTCAATAGCTATTGAGAGCTGGTTCAGTCTGTTATTGGACACCTGTGAATTATGTATTTTCAGTGTCTGCTGTTGGATACCCAAATGGTGTATCCAATATTTTTCATCAAAAACTTGATGGATATTACCCTCTCTATCAATGATAAATGGTGTTCCTACCCTCTGAGGGTCTTTTTTCCACCAATTTATATCTCCATCAATACCATTTCCAGAAGCGGTATGATGGATTACAATAATTTTTTTAGGGTGTTCCTCTTTGAAGTATTCAGCTTCTGGGAACTGATGTTTTGTTATGTTCATAATAATTAAATTTAGTTATGATGATACTTGTGTTACGCTTCCTATTTCTCTACCTTGCTTGTCATAAGCTGTGATGGTAAAGTTATAAACTATTCTAACATTCTCCTCTCCAAAGAACCTTTGATTACCAGAAGAATAGTGTAGGTTCATATTGATGTTCATTAGACTTGCTCTATGCTGAGTTAAGTCTATGGTCTTAATTCCATCAAATCCTCCAATGTATTCTCGGTAGCCACTACCTACAATCAAAGTAATATCAGCTGGGAACTTCTGGTTAGAGCCTCTACCTGTTTTTGAGTAGTTAATCTTCATCTCCAACTTAGCCACTTTGTCAATCGGAATTATGCTTAATTGAGATTGGAAAGCTGATGGGCTGGTAGATAAAACATTCAAGCTGAAAGTATCTAACCTCTTCAAGGCTGTTTGTAGTAAGTTCAGTCTCAATTCATTAGACCATTCAGACCAAACTCCGTAGTTGTCCATAACTCTACATCTGAATTGAATTAAACCATTTTCAATATGGCTGGTCTCAACATTTATAAAGCTATTATCAATCATTGCATTGGCAAACAATAGATAAGGGTTTATAAATCTTCTACCACCCCAGAAGCCTCCACCAAGACCAAATCTTGCCCTTGCTACTAACCAAGAAGATGGTAAATAATAAGACCATTCTCCATTTGGAAACTTAACTTGATACTCATAAGCGATAATGTATCCATCTTCATCCGTTGAGGTATCTGCTTTTACTCCAATAGGTCTTGAACCATTTGGCAGCAAAGGTATTTCAGAAGTCCAATCATTAGCACTATTTGTAGTTGTGAATAACAGCTTAGCAATAGGCTTTTTATTGAGTTTCTGCTTGATATTGATAACCATATCATCCGTAGCACTCAGACCCTGTTCATTTGTAGCTGTAAATCTCAATGTATGCTCTCCGAATGCATTTGGTGTGAAATAAGCTTTATCTCCATGATTTTCAATAGTTCCATCTCCTGTTACCAATTCCCAATTTCTTGAAGCTACATTTGAACCTATAACCTGCACAAATCCATTTACCTCATACTTGTCTTTGGTAATTTGGGTATTGTCTTCTGTATTAAGCTCTTTCTCAACAATTCTATCAGCTTCTACTACCTTAGTCTCAAAAGTAACAGCATCAGAATAAACATACTCAGAACCTACTTGAACTTGTAATCTCACTGAAAGGTCACTCAAACTACCTCCAATATCTTCAGATAGGTCAATAATAAGCCCACTTGGGTAAGTGCTGTCATTAGTATGCCAATCCGTAGATAACTCATCTAACTTATATTGCAGCCTTACTGAACCCATATCTAAGCCTTGACCCAAAGTATATTCTAATGATAATAAGAACATCCGAGGGTGGGTCATGTTTCTGTAATACTTGGCTTTCCTAATCGTAGGTTTTCCAAGACCTAAAAACATCTTCTCGTATACTTGGTCTGCACCTGCATTCACACTTATTGTGCTGTTAGGTTGAACAATATCATTCTTGATGGTAAATACAGCATAGCCTCTATTCAATGAACTACCTCCGAATGAAACAAAATTGATATGTGGTGCAGCAGCTTTGTTTACCTTGATATGAAGTTTATCATTAGTTAATTTAGCCGTAGCCCCTAAATGATACCTAACAAGAGTATTATCAACCAGACACAAATCAATAGCCACTACCTTATTCCACCACTCATGAGTATGAGCTATTTCAATCTCATCTGAAGCGTTCAAATCCCACTTTCCAATCTCAATTATCTTTTGAGTATAGCCTAAAACCTTATGAAGCTTAAATGGTGTAACGATTGAGCTGTCATCAGTTCCATCAATTACCTCTCGCTCCGTAGCTATTTTAGAAATACCTTTTTGAGTTTCTGTGGCTACCTTGTTTTGTAAAGTCTTAGAAGTAACTAATTTATTGTTACCTCCATCAATAACCTCCTGCTGGTTAGCTGTATTGGTATCCAATAAGTGCTTAGCTTTCAATGGTGTAACGATTGTAGTATCATTTACTCCTTGCTCAGTCTCCTGTTTCGTAGCCAATCTTGCAACACCTCTTTGAGTTTCGGTAGCGTTTACAATAGACCTGCTGATAGCTGTATCCACATACAACTTAGTAGCTGCACTTGAGTTTTGGGTAGGCTCTCCTAAATTGATAATCTGGTTATCCTTTGCATCCAGATTAGAGATAATGAACCCTCCATCTTTCTCAACGAAATCCTTATTATTACCTAATGTAGGCATAGTAGCCCTAACATAAGTAGCCTTAGTCAAATCCGTGCAGTTTGGTGGTAAAGTCAAATAACCTAAAATTACCTGTGTGCTTGGACTTGTGAGCTGAGGTGGTGTTGAGTTTCCTGCTCCTTTCAAGACCTTGTAAGTAGCCACAATACCCCCAATCAGCTCTTTGTATTCATGCTCTAAAACCACTATGTCTACCCTCTTATCATTGGTAGTTGGTTCTATTTCAAAAGATATAGGGTCTAACTGATTGATAACCACACCTTGTTTAGTCATCACAACTCCAAACTTATCCTGTAAAGTCTTATCGCCCTTAGTTCTTATCGCACCTGTGGTCTGGTGTGATAAAGTTAAAGTCATACCTTGCATGCCTGTAGGGTCAAAACCTCTATACAGACCAGCTTCAAGAATACCTTGTAACCAATTATTTAGGTCACTTGTGCTATCCTCGTCTTGCCAATTCCAAAATCTTTTCTGATTATCTGCCATATTGATTAAAAAATCTTTTATAAAGTGTTCTTGTGATGTAAATTAGTATTAAAAATAAGATAAGAAGAGCTACTATAGTCAAAACAGGGTCGTAGTGCCTCTCAACTTTGTTAGTTTTATTATCTGTTGAGGTTTTGGCTTTAGCTTTCACATCTTTCTTAACCTCAGCTTTAGCCTCAATAGTCTTATTCTCGGTCTGCTTTGTATCTTCTTTTGTAGAACCAGCAGACTTAACATCCTTACTCCTGTTAGTTATGATAGTCTTAACGCCTTTTGGTAGTGTAATCTCGGTTAATTGTCCCAAATAGTTTTTAATGACTACATTGGTAGCCTCCTCATAAGCCTCAGTAGGCTCAAATGTATAGGTAAATTCTTCTGATTTACTCTCTAAGGTATATTGGGTATCCGATTGAGTTTTAGTCTCCAAAACAGCCGTTTCTGTGCTTTTAGCTACACTATCAACTTTTACTTTCTCCTCAGACAAAGTATTTTCTTTTACCTTTTCCAGATTTTTTGTTCTTGACCCGCAGCTGATTAGAACTGCAAATACCAAGCATACATAAACTGCTCTTACCATAATTATTGTTGTTTGTGTTGTTGTCCTTTGATTGCATAGAAATATGCCCACTCTTTACACTTGGTAGAGAGAAATTTATGTTTGATACATAAGCTATCCCTCTCAAGTATTTCGCCTGTTCCCAAGACCACCTTGGGATATTCAGTTTGAAAACTCTCTACCACAGGTTCAGTATAACGAACCATCTGGTTTCTCTTAGTTAATTCATTATTAACTTTGGCGATATAATCTTTGATTTTTTGCCTCTCCACACTCTCCAGCCACTTCTTATACTGCTGTTTCTTGGAGAAGTCCTTTAAAATCAATATCACTCCCTCAGCCTCTTTATCAAATTCCGAAACCAGACTATCCTTTTTTTCAATAATCTCCTGCGAAACCTGCTTATTTTTATCTGAGTTACCTTTTGTCTTACCATCCTTTGATTGGGAAACTGAACCACTAACTGATAGTGAAAATAGACCCAATATAACAAACAAGTTTAGTTTCATTTTGTGTTGAGTTTTTTGGTTGCTTTGTCTACTTTTTTAATTGTTTCAATCTTTTGCTGAATATCATTATCAAGGCTCTCACTCTTGATAATGACTTCAGACTTTAATGCTTGGATAACTCTCAAGGTTTGCTGCATCCTTTCAAGAGCTTCTCCATCGCAGTTATGGAGTTTAGTAGTTAAACTATCCATTCTCCGCTGGTGTTTATACTCCATCTGCTCATAATGAGCGTCAAGTTGTTCATACTTGACTTTCCAATCATTGCTCGTATCTTTTAACTCCCTATAAAGGTAGAAAGAAACTACAGAGATGGTAGATGCCAGACCTGTTAAAGCCCAAGACCAAATATTACTTGATGATAACTTAGGCTCTACTTTCTGGTGCATCTCTTCGGAGCTACTTGTCTCTATTATATCCTTTTCTTCGTAATTTTCATTAAACTTTTTCACTCCTCTGATTTTTAATTATTCTCTCTGAATTGAAGCGACACAATGACCGCCTTTACGCCAATTAGGTATATCAATAGCCCACAAAATGTAAACTAAAGCCCAACCGAATATTGTAAGTGTCTTATCCAGCTGGTTTTTACCTAAATTACTTGAAATAGTCTCTCCTGCTTTCCCAAATAAGAATACACTATCACTCTTTAAAAATACAAAGTTAAATAGTGAGTAAAACTCTTGATTTGAGTAAATATCCCAATTCATTATTGACTTGTAGAGATATTTATTCATCACAGGTAAAGTCTCTTTCCATTGTCTACCTATAAGGTGTTTACCTACCACATAGACAAATGAGATAGCAAACACATACTTAAAGATATAGATGAATATGGCGTAAATACCTACTAATACTATAAACCTACCCAATAGGTTCAGTAATGATACTAATGTTTTCATTCTACCAATTATTTTAATAATGCTTTAATATAAACTTTTTTAATACCTCCTTTGGCTGTCAAAGTAGGTGCTAACTCTGGCATAGCGAAGTGCTTAACTCCGTTATGTGTAATTAGCTGGTCATTCGGATTAGCAGTTCTAAAGAAAGTCCCATTATTATAGATTATAGTAAGCTCCTGCACATCTATAATGTTATCTATGTTCGGAATATTCTTAATTAGAACAGTGTTTAACTCATCGCCAGAAGACCCCTTTCTGGATATATTTAGGTTATTATTCCAGATAAAGAAGTTGTCAATCATATGTTCTGACACACCTAATTTAATCTCTGATGGATGAGGTAGCCAATCCGTTGCTTTATTACCTCTCTCAATCTTATACTTTCTGATGTCAATAGCTACATCTACCTCACTTAGTCTAAATCCTACCCAATCGGTTTCATTAGTCCAGCCCTCTCTTTTTATTCTTACCCACTTATTAGGCGGAACGCTTTCCCCCCAAATAGTGATACTGCTACTATGAGCGTGTCTGAAATCCATTGATATAGAATAGCCACCTTTATTTGTATCTGGAATACCCTCTTCATTACCCATATTAAATCCAAATACGCCTACACTCTTTCCAGAAGATGGTGTATACTTTACGAAGTATCCAGAAGCATCTGATAGCACTTGTGCATTACCTGTTCCCTCTGAGTTAGCTCTAAATATAGGTAAAGCCGTAGCTCTTGCTAAGTTACCAACTCCGATAGTAAGGTCATTCAGCTTAGTATCTACTTCTGCTTTGGTATATCCGTTAGTACCTCCGCCACTTCCGTTTACAACTCCAAACTCTAATATCTTATCTACTACCAGCTGAGCCAATATCTTATGCCCTGCTTTGTTAGGGTGTAGACCATCAATATAGAATAAATCATGATTGTAGTTGTTAAATCCTGTCTCTCTGGTGTCAATCCATCTAACTCCATAGAACTTAGCTAATTCTATCACACGCTCTGCAAATCTATCTGAACCCTTATTTGTGTCATCATTTGAATTTTCATTAAATGTTCTTATGTAACTTTGATGAATTGGTTCATTTTGCTTACCAAATATTGTATTATAATATTTATCGAAATTTTGATAATTGGTATCATAATGATACACATAATCTCCAAAATCACCCATTGTTAAATTAAGAAACTTTTGGGGAATGTTATAATTTTTTCGATACATTACAGAAAATATCCATTTTTTGAGATAAGGTATTTGTGGGTGTTTAGTTTTATCCAAATTTTCTTCCTTATCTTCATCTCTCCAAATAGGTTGTTTTATCAAATCTGGATATTGTGCTGTTTTATCCCATAAATCTTTATTTTCTAAAGTTTCCTTAAAACAAAGAAAACTTGTATTATATCTATTAACAAATATTCTTGTTTCATTATTTGGATAATTTGTTTCGATATTTACATTTCCCCATTGTTTTTTAATCAATGGTCTTATCATATAAATTAACGAATATTTTGTTTTCGGTATACTATATAAATTTACAAATTCAAATTTTAAATTATCTTGTGTTTCCAAAGATTTTTTAAAATCTAAACCTCTATAATAAATATCGAAACTGTTACCATCACATATAATTTTAGATATGTTATCATTTAAATTATATTTGGTATTATCTTTATAATTTACTTCTGATTGATAAGTGTTTTCGAATTTACCAATTTTAACACTTTCCATTGAAAAATTTTGATTTCCAAATGTTAATACAAAATATTTTTTTATATTGGTTTCAGATGGTAAATCATTATTTTCGGCTATATCATAAATCAAAATATGACCTTCTTTATTTTTGATATTATCTATTTTATTAATAATATCAGGGAAATTCATATATAAACCATATTTTGTTTGATTATCAAAAGGACGTTCTTCGATTGTTAAATTTTGATTTTCAAGTTTTAAAAGGTTTTCAACGAAAATATTTTGTATCTTCCAATTATAATCATCTAATTTTTCAGGTACATTACTTTTGTAACCAACTTTATAACATTTGGTGAAAAATATGTATTTTAAAATATTTGATTTAATTTCTTGTCCAACTGATATATGAGTAACACCTTCAAATATAAAATCTTTGATACAGGTTATTTTGTATTGAATTAAACATACATAAAGATTTTGATAACTATCTAATATATTTTGATTATCATCTTTTTTATCGAAAAAATTTGTATCTATAAATACATAATCTTTATGATTTCTATTTCTTGGTTGAAAATCTTTAAATACAATATCTTGGTAATTAGCTTTTTCGATATTATTAAATGGTAAATTGAAATCAACTGATTTAGATGGTATCAATTCAATATCGAAATGTTCAAAGAAAAGTTTTTTGGTAAATATTTGATTATCGAATAAAAATTCTAAATCAAAATTTACATAATCACCTTGATAAACATCAAAAATATCTGTAATACCTATATCTGTTTTTGAATAATAATCAGATGAATTTCGAAATCTATCTCTTATTTTAAATGAAAACTTTTCTAATCCCATATAAATAAAATATAATTAAATTAAAATTTAAAGAATAATTTCGACAAGCAAAATTATTGTTGTTTTACGAATTCATAAACTGTTACATTGAATAATGTACCAAATTGATTTTTAATATCATCGGTAAATTCTATAGTATATTTTGCTGAGGTTGAATTACCTAATGAACCTTTTGGAATCTTAATTACTTTTGATTTTAAATCACTTATTTTTATTGAACTTCCATCAGCTTTTATAACAGAATTTGTATCACCATCTTTAACAACTAAACCGGATATAGCTATTTTTGGTTTGTTTTCAGTTAAATTATTGTTATCAAATAATAATTTTATTTTTAATTTATCGGATTTC